CCACCAGTGCTGCCACTTGATCCAGCGTCCCAACGCGCCACAATGTTCGTTGTTGTGGAATCAGATGTGCCGCCGTACAAAAGAACGTGTTCAGAGTTTGCGGCAACATCCTCGTTTTGCTGAATAGTAATTGACGCGCTGGTAATAAATCCTGTCCCCGCGTGGAACACAGGCTGATACGCAATTTGGTTTGCACTGCCACCAATAGCAAAAGGTGTCGCCGTGCTACTAATGGTGGTGAGGCCCACGCCGCCTGATGGGTTTAAATAACCAAGGTTTATTGAAATATTTCTAGTCTGAGTACCTGCACTACCGCGATAATTGCTGAGGCTAACTGCTCCGCTGGAAGGCACATTAACATTAACTGCGTTGTTTGCCACAAGGCTACCGCCGCTGTAAAACTCAGACATAGAGTTAGGCGCACTGTCGCCAAACTCAGTGGCGAGATCGCCTATTGATATAGCTCCAGACGCTTGCAAGGCCATTAGATTGTTCCATAAGCTGTTACGTTGTTTGCGGAAGTTATCGCACCATCAGAAGCTATCTTAGCCACCGCTGTACCATCGTAAGAAAACACTAAGTTATTGCTAGCAAGGGTTAAAGCAACGTCATTTGCAATCGTAATAGCTGTGTCCAAGACAAGTTCTGTTTGTGAGGTTACCGTAGCAACCTTAACACTACCGGAAATACCTGTCCCTGTTACGCTCATACCTACAACAATTGTCCCGCTGTTGTTATCAACAACAAGGGCTGTTGATGATGTAACCGCACCGTTTACAATAGCGGTAGCACTGTTGCTAACCATAGATATATTCCAGTCACCGAAATCAGCCTGCGTAGCCCAAGATAGCACACCTGACCCATCAGTTACTAAAGCCTGACCAACAGAGCCTGCACCGTCAGGCAGGGTTAGCGTGGTGGTTGTAGTGACCTCTGTAGGCGCTTGGAGCTTGATAGAGGCGCTTGCGTCATCATCTTGCAGGTTTAGTACGTCAATGCCGCTAGTGCCGTCTGAGAAGTCCTTGAGGTGCGCCATCATTTCCCGGCCCATATTATTCAAGTCAGATGGAACCATCACACCTTCCGACAGGTTTATGCCGTCAATGTCGGTGTTAGAGGCAGCGGTTGCGCTGTACTCTGATATTTTAGTCTTTGCCATTATCTTCTCCTAAAGGGCGACTACCCATTTATAGCATAAATCTAGCGCACGCGCACCGCACGGCCATCAGATGTCTTGGCAAAGGTGACAGGGTTACCCTGCCGATCCGTCACAGTCTCATAGCCGACAATGTTGCCGCCAGCTTGGGCGGAGCTGATGAATGAAGGTGCTTGCTGAGATAATAGGCCACCCGCTGCTGGTGAGCGCATAGCTTTTCCAACAGGTGGCAATCCCTTGCGTAAGGCCGCTTGGCCGAGAGGCGTGTAAAGAGAAGCACCAAAAGCGCCACCTATAGCGCTTGTAAGGGGAAAGCCAAATTGCCCGCCGGTAAGTCCTGACAACAGCGCTGTACTTGCAATGCCCCTTGTGGCCGTTCCGCTGTCTGGCAACTTTGGCCCCAGAACATCTCTACCGGCTCTGCCGAACTGCTGCATAGCAGCCTCGCCGCGAGCAAGTTTTGTGCCTTCTCTGCGACCCTCGCGCGTGATTGCCCGCTGCAATTGAGCTGGGCTAAACACACCCTCAGTCGCCTCAGCAGCTATTGTCGCTGTTTTGATTGGAACAATTCTGCTATATGCAGCGTCAATACTTTTTAGCTGAGAGGCGGCATCAGGCATTTTTTTAGCCAAAGCGTCAGTAATGTCAGACACAACTTCATTCAGCGCCTCTCCCAGATTTTTTTTATACTTATCTTGAGAGATTATAAAGTCATACCCCTCTTTCCTGATAGCTGACTGAGCTGCCTTAAAGTCTTGCCCTGTTAACTTGCCATCCTTTACCCTTGGCTTTAGCTCGCGGTTCAAGATATTTTTTAACTCTTTTAGCTCTGTCGGCTGCAATCCGGCTCCAAATTTTTTAACCAGTCCGTCCACAGTCTGGGAATACGGCACGCCAGAAAATCCAAGCGCTTTTTGGTAGGCGTTGCCTATCTGATCTATGGCGGCAGAAAACGCCTCACTGCCCTTCAGGCTCATTGGGATTTGCACACCCATAGGCTTTAGCGCTTCGTTTATTGAGGCTGGCCCAAATTTTTCGACAGCTCTGGTTTGAGCCGTTCTTATTGTGTCGCCAACTAAAGGCACGCTGGAAATGGCCTCCTCAAATCTTTTTGCGCCGCCTCCTATTGATTGTCCAATAGTTAGGGGGATGCCCTTAGACATTAAGTCTTTAGCCCTCTCGCTAACCACTGGTGCCACCTTAGCCAAGCCAGCCCCAAGCATGCCTCCGCCACCCGCGCTAACCGGCACGTCAGACACTTCTTCTGCTGCACCCGCGCCGTAAAGCGCCCCACCTGCACCGGCTTGCTTCATCGCGCCTTTTATTCCAAGGCGAGTAAGTAACCCCGCCAGCCCAACGCCAGACGGAACGCTGGCAACTATCTCTGTGCCGTAAGCCTCAACAGGAAAGTCAGACCGAAACTTCTCTAAACCAGCGCGGATTTTGTCACGCTTCTGCTTGTATGTTTCCTCGCCAACCAAACTGCGGAAAAACGCCTCAAGTTCGTCAGCGGTTCCAAATGAAATACCCTGAGCCGCAGACCGGCCAAGGCCAGCAAAGTATTCTGGCGTGAAGCGTTCAGCGTCGGGGGCTTCAGGCGCTGCGTCTCCAGCGCCTATCATTCTGTATCCTTGAGCCATTACTCAGTAACCCCCAAATTTCCGTTTAGCACAAAATATTCTCCAGCGGGCAGGTTTAATATTTCTTGCTCTGAGTACACAACATGAGGGAACCTTTCCGAACCTACCTTAGGCGCTAAAGATTTTGGTATAATATTTTTATCATTTAACCCAAAAGCCTTGGCTTGGCCTGAAATTGTCTCCTCAGCTCTAATCTGGCTCTCTACAAAAGGCTGGAACGTTTCTAAAGCTGTTTGGTAAAAGTCTTTTCTTACTTGATCTGGGAGCTTTTCGTCCTCGCCTCGCAGAAGCCTATTGTATCTAACCCCAAGAGACTTAATCAGCGGACCAGCGTTCGCTGCGGCCTCATACTCCTGCCCCCGAACCACACTTTCTGGGTCAAGTGACTTCATAAAGTTAAATATCATAGCAATGTCGGTTGAGCCGCTTGGTCTTCTTGACAACGCGTTTGCTGAGATTTTTTCAAATGCAAGCATTGCTTCTTTGAATGGCTTTGATTCAGCGCGGAACTGTTTAGCAAACTCTATCTCTCTATCGGTAATTTTTTCAGAAGCAGCTTTTGCAGCTTTCCCAGAAGCGCCCTCAACCTCAAGCTTTTTCAGCCGCAGCATCTCAGCGTCATATACAGCTTTTTGCTCATCAAGGCGCTTCTGCCTTTGCGCTGCTGCCAAAGATGCCGCTAGTTTTGTTTGACGATCCTCAGCGGCTGTAAATGCCTTCGTCCCGGCAGTACCCATACGCCCCAGAACCTGACCGAGCGAAACCGGACGGTCTTGCCATCCAGACGCCTCAAAGCCTTCGGCGGCAGCGCCTAGCATGCCTTGCGTGCGTGGCTGCATTAGCTTCTGGCCAAATGTCATCTCAGGCGCAGGCTGGCCAGCCGCTGCGGTTGCAGGGGTAGGCAGGGCGACCTGACCGGCCTTTGGCGTAAGGCGTGAAGCCTGAGCGTTTTTTAAAACCTGCTGCATTAGAGGCGATAGCTTAGATGTGGTCGGCATAGCCCCCGGCGCCGTTGGTTGGTTCAAAGCCATTGGCGCTGGCACTAGCCCGCGAGCGCTTTGGACTTGATGTGGCCGCATAATATTTGCCTGTGGCATAAGCGGCCTACCTTGAAGAAGCCTGCTGAATCTGTCGTAAACGCTCATCTAAACCCCCTAACCTAATCCGCCAAAGCCGCCGAGCAAAGCACCAGTCATTGGGTCAAAGCCAGTCATGCCAGCCAACTCCGCACCACCTAATGCGCCGCTAAGGACGTTGCCTGCGGTATTACGGAATACTGGCGTAGTGCTTGTTCCGCCAACAGTGCCACCCTGAACGGCAGCCATATAGTTAGCCAGAGCCGTCAAGGGCGCGTTTTGCTCAAAATCGTATCTGTCAATGTCAGCTTGCAACTCAGCCATAGACTGAGCCTCACGCGCTCCGCCGACACCGGCAAGGGTATTGAGATCAGCGAAGCCAAACTCACGCGCCGCCGGAGCCTGAGCAATGGCCGCTTGCTGCGCGTCGTAAGCCATCGGCGCAAGTGCAGCGCCTAAAGCGCCTTGCTCATAACCAGAGCCATAACGGCCAGCCTTAGAGGCTCTTGCCTCCATTTGCTCAACAACAGGGCGGAACGCGGCGCTCATTAAAGGGTTAGTACCCATCAAGTTTTGCATTACGACATCTTGCGTCGCACCAATAAACGGCGATCCGTCTAACGCCATCTGGCGGGTTCCAGACAAAGCCATTTCGGATTCAGGCGAAAAGCCAATGGTCGTGGAGCCGGGGTAATATGTGGGCTGGTTTCCGTATAGGTTTTTGGCCTCAGATAAACCAAACTCTAAAAACGGTTGGGCGTAAGCTGGTGCCGCCGTCGTCTGCGTGATTTGTCTGGTGTCTCCACCGCCGCCTTTACTCATCTCTCAAATCCTTTGTCAAAACCACCGACGTTGCGGTGTAATCTTTCAGTTGTCTCTGCCAGCCCTTACGGCCATTAATCTCCATCGCGTCACAGCCCTGAGCCTTAGCCCAAACTGCAATAGACTTCTCAGCCTCGACCAGCTCATCTAAATTACCGCCTGCAAGCCAGATTCGGCACACGGAGAGGCTAGGGTAGTCAACAACTTCGGTTATAATACACGACTTTTCCAACGGATGTAACTGTGCCTCACCAACCGCGCAGGCTTGGTAAACATCGTCGATTGAGTGCGTGCCGCCGGAGTATTCGAGGGCATCCGCAATATACTTGCGGTTTCTCTCAAACTTTTCTTTCAGCTTGTCTTCAGCCGATAATAAGGTAGGCGAAGTCAGCGGTGTGTCCTTGATTATCGTGTCCGATGACCATTGTGCCATTGGTGCTTGTTCCCTTTACATATGGATTGTGGTGCCAAGGGTCGTGATTGACACCAGTAAAAAATACTAGGCTTTCCGTGCTATATCTAGGCTCAGATACGGTTGTCTCAGTAGAGTTTGCGCCAAGCGTGACATACCCAACACTGTTTAAGCCGCCGTTTATCGTTCTATTAAGAACCTCGGAAATCTCGCGTGTCGTTGCCGTAATTGGGTTTAGCGTCCGAAAGTTTGCTTTGCGCTGCTCTACTGTCATCGCCTGCCAATGCCTCTAGCTTCAACGTCTAGGCCGATAACCTTACTCCAACCGTTTGACAAAACCAGCTTTGCCCTGTGATACCGACCCTGTGACCTCAAAGGCACAAACCCATCATCATTAGGTGCGGTTGCGCTGCCATAAGAATGAGTTGCTGATTGCGTGTCTCTTGTGCCAACAGCCACAGTTACATCTCCGTCTTCATAATAAGGATAAGCCCTAGTAACAATTGAGTGCTTGCCCATACTAAGTGGGGCTTCGCCAGTCTCAATTGTGCCTACAAGAGGTGCGCCGCTGAATGTGTAAATCTTGTCGCCGTAAGCGCCGCCAAAGAAATACTGACCGCCTTTAAAAACTCGGCTATCTAACTGGCTAGTCAAACCGTCTACTGTTGCAGACAAATTGTTTAGCCCCTCAACAGTGTACCCAGCAGAAAAAAGCGGAGCCAGCAGATCGGCCTCTATCTCAGCTAGAGACCACTTATTCAAAACATAGTTATACATAATAATTTTATCAGGCTGGCCTGATGGAGACTGCGTGCTTGTGTAGCTCCACATAGCCACTTCGTTTAGAGGGTCTACACTAGCTGTAAGCCTAAAGTCATAGTTACTGTCAAAGTCCTTGAGGAAAAATTCGTTCACGCGCTCCGAGCCAATCGGAGATGCTTTTTGTCCGTCAAATGCGTAGAACCCATCTGATGCCAAGAAAAATACAAGATTGCCGCTGTTGCAGACAGAACCGCTAAAAGCGCACCCGCGCTCAGACACAACCTTGTCAAACTGCCAGATTAGGGGCGGGCCTGTGTATGTGGCTCGATAGACAGCCCTCTCTGTCAGGATCGTGCAATATTCGCCGCCGACTAAACCAGTAATTGCACCTGAGTCTGGCAGGTCTTGAAAATCAGACTGATTTATGCCGGGTGTCCAGCTTGTGATGTCGTTAAATCCAGACCATTGGCAGCGGTATGGTATCCGACCTGCGCCAGTGTCCACGTTTGCCGTCCACACAAAGTCACGCACTACAGCAAGAAAATCAGACTTTGGCGCATTTGTCAGGTCTGCAAATACCGAGCTTGACCCCATTTGAAAAGATTGCAATGTCTCACCAATGCCGCCAGAGCAAATTGCGTAATCGCCAAACTGAACGAAACGCCACTTCTCGCTGTTGGTTAGCGTGTAACCACCAACCTTACTAATGTCATCTAAATTGTTTGTTGTGGCGTTGTGCAGGTAAAGTTTTGTCGCATCACCAGCGAACAACTTTGTGTTTGACGCAGTATCCTTTGCCGCAAATATGCCCTTGATCGTGCCGGTAGCAGCGTTTGAATAAGACACAAACTCGCTCATAGAATGATAACCCTTAGCCGCTGGTAGCACATTTGTTGCTACGGTCACGCCGGGGTTCATTATGTCAGCTTGGTCTGGTGTCCATTGACCTAGTTCTATCATTGCCTTGCCCAAACCTCATTGCCAGTTGGTACTGCGCCCCAAATCTCTGAACCAACAGCAACGTCAGTCCAAGTCTCTGAGCCAATAGCAGCATCAGTCCAAATTTCTGAACCAACAGCAACGTCAGCCCAGACTTCTGTTCCAGACGCTACATCAATCCAGTCTTCGCCGAGAACGTGGTTATCTGAAACCGTTGTTATTGACGTTGTTACATTTGCATTATAAACGAATATACCACTAGATACAGCCGTTGTGGAGGTGGATACTTGGCCTTGCCCAGACATAACAAACAACGCGTTTGCCGATGCTGATTCTGTGACGGCGATTAACGCAGAGCCTACAAGCCCCCTTGTGCGGTCAACAGAACTTAGCTGGGACACCGAAAGCGATACGTTACTAGTAACCTGTCTCAGAGGCTTCATAGCAGCCGTTGCTGCGGCAGCGCCAGTTATTGAGGCCGACATAAGTTCTATGCGATTGAAATTGGCATCAATAGAAGCAGAAACGTTTACGGCTGCGCCAAATAAGTAAACAGCTTCTGCCGCGCAGACAGTAGACAGGCTGACATTATTAGCGGCTGTTAACTCTCTTTCTCGGCCAACGGAACCAGAACCGAGAACAGATATCTGAGAATTAGCCGTAGGCTGGGCTACGCGAATAGCTCCTGATCCGACAGAGGCGGTGACGTTTGCAGAA